TTCCCTACACGACGCTCTTCCGATCTTCGGAGAGGTTCTTGGAGACTACAATCAGGAAGCAGGAGCATGGATCAGATTCAATCCTCTGAATGGTGAGGGCGTTAGAAATGCAGATATTGCATCATTCAAATATGCATTAGTAGAATCTGATTCTATCGACATCGGAAAACAGCTATCTATAATCCATCAGATTGAGCTTCCAGTTGCTGCAGTTGTATACAGTGGCTCTAAGTCAATACATGCAATCGTAAAAATAGAGGCTAATGATTCAAAAGAATATAAAGAACGTGTGGCATATCTTTACAAGATATGTGATAAGAACGGTCTTGAAGTTGATGGTCAGAACAAGAATCCTTCTCGTCTCTCGAGAATGCCTGGTGTAATCAGAGGAGAACATAAGCAGTTTATCATTGAGACCAATACAGGTAAGGAATCCTATGATGAATGGGTAGAATGGATTGAATCAATTGATGATGATCTTCCGGATGAGGAATGTCTTGCTGATTCATTAAAGGACATACCCGATTATGCAGAAGAGCTTATTCCTGGAATATTAAGACAGGGACATAAGATGCTTCTCGTTGGTCCTTCCAAGTCAGGTAAATCATTTGCACTTATTGAATTATGTATTGCAATCACCGAAGGCACTGAATGGATTGGAAGAAAATGCAAGCAAGGAAATGTGCTTTATGTGAACTTCGAATTAGACAGACCTTCATGCCTTCACAGATTCGAAGATGTCTATAATTCACTTGGAATACCCGAAGGCAAAAGACATTCAAAAAATCTGTATACATGGAATCTGAGAGGTAAAACATTAACACTAGATAAGCTTGTTCCAAAACTAATCAGAAGAGCAAAGAAAAGAAACTACAGAGCAGTAGTGATAGATCCAATTTATAAGGTGATAACAGGTGATGAAAACAGCGCCTCAGAGATGGCTAACTTCTGTAACCAGTTTGACAAGATTGCTGAAGCAACAGGTGCATCTGTCATATATGCACATCATCATTCGAAAGGTGCACAAGGTTCTAAGAAGTCAATGGACAGAGCTTCCGGCTCTGGAGTATTCGCAAGAGACCCTGATGCCTTATTAGATATGATAGAACTTGATATTCCTAAGGAAGTGAAAGACAAGTTCAGAAAAGAAGCAGAAGTGGAGACAATCAAGGCAGTGCTTGATAGAGCAGTACCTAACTGGAGAACATACATTTATAAAACACTTAAGACAGATGAGAATGATCTAGAAGCAATGAATAACTACTGTGCAGAGATGCTTGATTTTGATCAGATGACAGAACTGGAGATTCTGAAAGAGAAGCAGCTATACAATGTCAATCATATGAGTGCTCTACAGATCAGCGGAACATTAAGAGAATTCGCTTCATTTGATCCTATCAATGTGTTCTTTAAATATCCTCTTCATTATCTTGATAACACTAATCTGCTTAAGGGCTGCAGTCCTGATAAATCAAGCAGAAAGTCAAAATATGAAAAGATGAATGAAGCAAAGCAAAAAGAACAAGAAAGTAATATTGAATTGTTCTTGAATGCATTTGAACAATTGGAGAAAGATGGGGCAGTTACCGTTAAAGAATTAGCAGAAAGTGGTTTGATGGCTGGAAAGACAGCCGGATCACTAAGAGTAATAATCCCTAAATGGATAAAAAATAACAAATTAGAAGGTTTTGAATATGAACGTGGAGTGATAAAAAAAATTACCGCAAACACGTAGCGCAAACACTATATATAAATATATATATTTGCGCATAGTTGCTGACTGCGTACGTATTAATATATGGGGAATTTGAGATTCCCCCATATATATACGTTACGCGTCATCATAGTAACTATGAATTTTAAAAGAACGAAGGTGAAAAAAATGAGAATAACAATGGAAGAACATCTTGAAAGTCTTCAGGATGCAGAAGAAAAGTATAAAGAGTTAGAAGCTGAATATTCTTATTTGCAGGAGGAGCATGAAGACCTCAAACAGGAATATGCAGATTTCAGAATTAGAAATAATAAATATGTTTCTTCTTTGAAAAGCATACTTGAAGAGACTATCAAGGAAGACAAGAAAATCAAAAGAGACTGCAAAATCATCATAGTACTATCATTTATTCTTGTAGTGCTTGTGATTGCGCTGTTTGCTCTTTAGGAGAAAGAAAAGGAATGTCTGAATGAGCAAGTATAATTCAAGAAAAACAACAGTTGATGGAATCACATTCGATTCCAAGAAAGAAGCCAGAAGGTATTTAGTACTCAAGCAGATGGAACAGGATGGAGAAATAAAGAACCTCCGTCTTCAGGTTCCTGTCGAGTTGGTACCATCTTTTGAAATTGTGGTTGATGGAAAGAAGAGAAAAAGAAGAGCGATGCGATACATCTGTGATTTTGTCTATGAAGTCAACGGAACAACAGTCTATGAAGATGTAAAAGGCAGAAAAACAGATGTTTATGCAATCAAGAAGAAATTGTTTGAATATAAGTTTAAGACAACTATAAAGGAGACTTAAGATAACTACACAGGGCATTGAGTTCTCTATATTTAACTCATAAGAAAATTTAAAATAAGAAAATCTATATGGATTACTCTTAATAGATTTGTTTCTAAAAGCAAGATCCTCTCATGAACTTGATGCCCTAACATATTTTTCTATTCTAAAACCAACAAACAACAGCAGTGTCATGGCTTTGCTTCAATCTCATTCACCTTCTTTTGCAAAGAATAAGAGTATGAAGCGCTAATTTTGCTATCCAACTATAAAGTTATGATGTTGCTGGGAGAAGAGAAGACACAAATTGAAAACCAATGGGAAGAGTAAAGGACTGTTTTCTTCTTCTCCAGAAAGGAGGTTAATTTTTGTTTTTTATTTTATTTGTACTGGTGATAGTGATTTATTTATTTTTCATTTTTGAATAAGGAGGTAATCAGATGACGCCAGAAGAGACAAGAAACTATCTTAAAAGCTATAGGAATATGCGCAATCGAGTGGAGTACATCAATAACAAGATTATTAATGTTAAATCAATCAGATATGATGATAGTCCGAGCGGTTCGTATTCAGAACCTAAGACTCAGAACGATTACATCATGATGAAGGATAAGTATATTGCTCAGATGTCTCTTATTCGTGAGGATATTGAGAAACTAGACAACATGAATCATCGTGATGCATTGTTTTATAAGTATGTCGAACTAATGAGTGATTATGATATAGCCGACTTGATGCAGTATTCAGTAGGAACAGTAAGACACTTCCTTTGTTCTGGTATCATCGAATTATCTGAAGTTATAAATGATAAAAATGTAACAGAAAGTATAGAAAAGTCATGAAATCAAAACGCATTAGTAATATAAAGGTGCTAACATATAACATGTGGAAATAGTTTGATAGGGAACTATGATTTCAAGGCGCTTGTATAAGTGCCTTTTTATTTTGCCAGGAAGGAGAATAACAGATGAATGACATCAAGATAACGCAGAAGCCTATTGCTGATCTAATTCCTTATAGTCGCAATCCTAGAAGGAATGATGAAGCCGTTCCGATGGTAATGAACAGCATCAAGGAGTTTGGTTTTAAGGTTCCTATAGTGATTGATAAGAATAATATCATCGTATGCGGTCATACAAGGTTTAAAGCAGCGCTAAAGCTAGGACTTGAGACAGTTCCATGCATAGTAGCCGATGACCTCTCAGACGAGCAGATTAAGGCTTTTAGACTAGCAGATAACAAGGTATCAGAGAAAGCGGAATGGGATTTTGAAATCCTAAGCGGTGAACTTGATGACATTATTAATATAGACATGGATTCATTTGGGTTTGAGTCAATTGAATTTGAAGAACCTGAGGAAGATGATTCTGAAAAGGTTAATGAAAGAGAAAGAACAGGAAATGCATATAACCTTGATGAATATGATGAACTTAGAGCAATAGGATTCTATCAGATGCCTACACTTGAAAGAATTGACTATGTTCCGGATGATCTTGTTGGTTTCAATTATGTATTGAATTCTGATAGATATGAATCAGGTGTTCATTTTTATATTGATGACTATCAATTTGAAAGAATTTGGGCATCTCCTCAGATGTATGTTGATAAGTTGGCGCAGTTTGACTGTATTCTTACTCCTGATTTTTCTCTTTACATGGATATGCCTATGGCCATGAAGATATGGAATGTATACAGGAGCCGTTTAATCGGTCAGATCTATCAGGATAGAGGGCTTAGAGTGATTCCTACTGTATCGTGGGCTGAACCAGAAACATTTACTTTTTGTTTTGATGGTATTCCTTCTAACAGTACGATTTCAGTTTCTACTATTGGAGTTAAGCGCAGCAAGGAAGCCAAAAAGATATGGACACAAGGCATGGACGAAGCCATGAAGAGACTGAAGCCTAAGAACGTACTTGTCTATGGTGGTGACATTGGCTATGACTTCAAGGGGGCTAATGTAAAATACTATGATAATCATGTGACAGAAAAAATGAAAAAATTAAAGAATATATAAATCATATATCGAAAGGAGCATAATATATATGGGTGGTAGAGGTGCATCAAGTGGAATAAGAAGAGGCAAAGCGAGCAATGCAAAATATAATGGTTTTAGCCTTACTGACAAAAATGGAACAAGACACTATAAGGTTATAAATGGAAAAGTACAAGATGCGATAGAGGGCGAAGGATTTGACGGTCTTTTTCACTCAAAAGTGCATCATTTGCAGCCAATATACGATAAGCTCGGAAGCGTTGACGCTATGATTAAGCAAGTGAACAAGATTGGAAAAGGTAAAGCTTCTGTTCTATCTGATAAAGCTATTGACAAAATGTATGATGAACGTCAAAAGAAGAAAGCTGAAGATGATAAACATTACAGTCCAAGAAACAGTAAAAAAGGCATAAATAAACACAGTTTATACTGGAATGCAATGTAATGTTAAAGGCACTCGAAAGGTTTAAAATGACATTTGGCATACTATCTTAAACGCAGAGATATCAAATATAAATTCAATGAAGTACTAGAAAAAATAAAAGGAAGTATAAAAAATGGGTGGTAGAAGTGCATCTAGTGGAATAAGCAAAAAGAGAAATGTATACGGCTCACAATTTCACGCTGTAAAAGATTCTAATGGTAAAGCACTTGTAAGTGGGAATGTTAAATTTATTCAATCGAATTCAAGAGATTCCGAAAGTCTTATGGAAACAATGACAAAAGGAAGGGTATATGCGCTTACTGGTGGAGATGATTTGATAAAAATTGTCTATTTCGATAAAGAAAACAAGCATGTCAAAGAAATAAATTTTGGGCATAAACATGCAGGCTTAGACCCCCATGTACATCACGGATATTTTCATAATGAGAATGATGGCAAAAAAGGCGCTACTAGATTAACCAAGGAAGAAAAGAAAATGGTTGAAAGCGTTGAAAAAGTATGGCATGATTATCTTAGCAGAAGATAGTTTAGGCTGGCAGAACAGGTTGATAGACAAGGCATCGGTTCAATTCCGGTTGACTGCTAAGAATTTAGGAGCTCTTAAGGGCTCCTTTTTTATGTTATGAAAATGGTGAATTGACAATAAATTTAGCTAATAAAAAAATCAATAAATAAAAAGGCAGGTGATAGCAAATGGCAAAAAGTGAGTTCGCAAACATGACACCAGAAGAAAGAAGAGAGAACGGCCGTAAAGGCGGACTTGCATCTGTCAAGGCAAGAAGAGAAAAGAAGGCAATGAAAGACAATCTTGCATCGCTTCTTTCCATGTCTCTCAAATCCGGTAAGATAGCTGATGTGGACACAATAAAGAACTTTGCTGCATTGAATGGCAAGAATGTGACTGTACAGGACGCAATACTCATTAAACAGGTTCAGAAGGCAATGAAGGGCGACACTAGGGCAGCAGAATTCATTAGAGACTTGAGTGGTAATAAGCCTGGCAGTAGTCTTGACATCAAGTCAAATGGACAGATAGTAATTATAGATGACATCGAATAGAGCAAAGCTTTCTGACATTATAGGCCCAGCGTTCTATGATCTTCATAAATATGTTAAGACCAATGCATATACACACTACTGGATTAAAGGTGGACGAGGTTCTTTAAAATCTTCTTTTATTGGTACTGAAATTCCTTTAGGAATTATGAGAGATGCAAAACGTGGCGTAATGAGTAATGCCGTTGTTATAAGACGTGTAAAGGACACTTTAAGGGGTTCAGTCTATGAACAGATTAAGTGGGGCATATTCATGCTGAAGGCTGAAGAAGATTGGGATATACCTGAATCTAAGTTACAGATGACATACAGGCCGACAGGACAACAGATAATATTCAAAGGTGCTGACAATCCTAAGAAGTTGAAATCTATCAAGGTGTTTGTCGGTTATGTTAAATATGTCTGGTATGAAGAGTGTGACGAGTTCGAAACATACGATAAAATAACCAATATCAATCAGTCACTTCTTCGTGGTGGACATGAATATTGTGTATTTTACTCTTTCAACCCTCCTGAATCACAAAGAAATTGGTGCAACAGGCAAGTTCTAGTAAAAAGGGATGATACATATGTCTCTCACACAACTTACTTACAGGCACCACCTCAGTGGCTTGGGGAGCAGTTCTTAATAGAAGCCAACCACATGAAGGAGACAAAGCCTGATAAGTATAAGCATGACTATCTAGGTGAGGTAACCGGTACAGGTAGTGAGGTTTTTACAAACCTTGATATACGAGAGATAACCGACGAGGAAATACAGGTATTCGATAGATTAAAAAACGGACTAGACTTTGGTTATGCTGGTGACCCATTGGCATATGTCAAAGCAAACTATGACAAGACGCGCAGGCGTCTTTTTATTTTTGGTGAAGTATATGGAACTAGACTATCAAATGCCAAGGCCGTCAAACTTATCAAGGAGATCAACCCACTCAATAAGCTAGTCACTGCCGATTCAGCCGAGCCAAGAACCGTTAATGAATTCAAGTTATTAGGTCTCAATATCATCGGTGCAAAGAAAGGCGCTGACAGTGTAGACAACGGAATAAAGTTCCTTCAGGACCTAGACAAGATAATTATAGATCCTATTAGATGCCCCAATGCTGCACGTGAATTCAATGACTATGAAATTGAAATGGATAGAGATGGCAACCTTAGAGGGGACTTCCCCGACAGAAACAACCACACTATAGATGCGGTTAGATATGCTATAGAAAATGAAATCCTTATGAAGAAGGCAAGAGCAGGAAAGAGGAGATTTTAAAAGATGTATTATACTTTCACGATTCCACGAGAAAAATTCGACGAGACAAACATAGACAGAAGCATGATCCTTCGTCTCATTAGTAAGCATTATAGTATTCGTGCTCCTGAGATATTGAAGAATGTCGGTTACTACTTTGGTAAGCATGCCATCATGAACAGGGAAAAGAAGTTCAAGAACCAGCCGAACAATAAGATCATGGTAAATCATGCTAAAGATATATCAGATACAGCAACGGGCTATTTTCTTTCAAACCCCATCACATTCAAGAAGAATACAGAAGACGGCAATATTGACAAGCTGACAGGTGCTTTCGTTGATGCTGAAACAGATGATACAGATTCATGCAATGCTATCAATATGTCACGTGCTGGTGTCGCTTATGAGTATGTTTACTTATGTGAGCATGAAAGCAAGCTGATGACCAAGACACTTGACCCATTGTCAACATTCAAGGTTTTCGATGCCTCAATTGAGCAGCATGAACTATTCAGCGTTTATTATTCGATTGAAAAAGATGATTCTACTGACAGGTTCAATATCATCGCAACAGTAACAACTGAGAACTATGTCACAAGAATGGGAATCACATGCAATGAAGAATTCGAAAAAGGCGAGTTTTCAGAACTAGGTGAGCCTTACCCACATTTCTTAGGTGAGGACCCTATCATTGAGTATAGAAACAACATGGACTGCATTGGAGACTATGAACAGCAGATTTCTCTGATTGATGCATACAATACATTATGCTCTGACAGAATCAACGATAAGGAGCAGTTCATTGACGCAGTGCTTGTTGTCTATGGTGCTCTTTTAGGTGATGACGATGAAGAAGCAACAAAAGCGCTCCAGGCTATCCGTAAGAATGGTGTTATGGAACTTCCTGCTGATGCACGCTCTGAATATCTGACTAGAACATTTGACGAGAATGCTGTGGAAACACTCAAGCGCTCAATAAAGGAAGATATCTATTCACTTTCTCATGTTCCTAATCTGACAGATGAAAACTTTGCTGGCAACAGTTCAGGCATTGCCATTCAATATAAGCTTCTAGCCCTTGAGACCCTCACCAAGACAAAAGAGAGATATTACAAGAAAGGGCTTAAAAAGCGTATAAGAATGTTCTGTACTTACCTCAATCTAAAGGCGATTGCTGCTGATCAGTCAATGATTGAGCCTGTATTTACAAGAGGATTACCACAGAACCGTCTTGAATTATCACAGATTATTGCGAATCTTAAAGGTGTTGTATCAACTAAGACACTTCTTGCACTTCTTGACTTTGTTTCAAATGTTGATGATGAAATGAAAGAAGTCAAGAAAGAAAAACAGGAAGCACTTGAAACACAGAAGCAGTTATTTGATACCGAAAATCAGAATACTCCTCCAGAAGATGAAGAAGAAACAGATGATCATGAGGAAGATGATAATGATGATGACAAAGACAAGGAATAATAGTGTTCTGTTATGACTAACATCAAAAATATAAAGTACTGGGAGATGCGAGAAGCAAGGAACATGTACAAGGATATGCAGTTAGCTGAGGACTGCGCTAAAGATTTGAGCGTAATCTATAGCAAGGCTGCAATCTACACTGCCAAGCAGATTGAGGGAATATTCAATAGATTCGCTTCAAAGCATCATCTAACAAGAGACGAGGCTATTAATCTTCTTTCAGAGGCTGACAGCAGAAATTTCGAAAAACTGCTTGAAGCATACAAGAATAAGACGGGTGCCCAAAAAAGAGAGGTGCTAGCAGAATTGGAAGCCCCAGCATACAAGAACCGTATGAAGAGGCTTGATGATATTGATAAGTCAATAAACAGGCTAATCAATGCGGTTGCATCAAAAGAAAGAGATGCAATAGACAAGACAATGCGACAGGTCTATGAAAGCAGTTATCACCATGCAGTATATGAAGCTGCAAGAATGAGCGGTCTAGATCTTCAGACAGGTCCCATTGATGAAGGCGCTCTTGAAACCATTCTGAAAAAGAAATGGTCAGGTCAGAACTATTCCGAAAGAGTATGGAACAATACTCAGAAGGTGGCCGATGCACTAAAAGAGGAGTTCATGATAGGAGCACTTACAGGAAAGACAGAGAAGGAAATGACCGACTCAATCAACGAACAGTTTCTATCAGGTAGAAATAAAGCTAGAAGACTTGTAAGAACCGAATCATCATACATTCACAATGAGGCGCACTTCCAGGCTTACAAGGATTACGGCATAGAGGAGTATAGATTTGTTGCAACACTAGACCTTAGAACGTCTCAAATTTGCCGTGAGAGAGACGGAAGTGTATACAGGGTGAATGATAAGAAGATAGGCGTAAACGCCCCTCCAATGCACCCATGGTGCCGTTCTACTACTATTATGAATCTTGACGATGAAACTATGCATAGTCTAGAAAGATTTGCAAGGGACCCTGTCACAGGTGAAAGAATGAAGGTTCCAGCGGATGAGACTTATAAAGAGTGGCATAAGAGAATGGTTGAAAAGCATGGTGCTGAAGCAATCAACACTGCTGAGAAGTCAGCTAAGAATTATTCTAGTGATAAGAAGCAGCAGAAAAAATACCGCAGTTCATTTGATAAGGAAAATATGTCATTATCACAATTAGAATTCCAAAAATCGAAGAATAAAAATAAAGAGGATTCGAAGAATAAAAAGAAAGAAGTATTGAAGAATCTAAAGACTCATGTTAAAGCTGCATCGGCTTCTGTTGGTCAAGATAAAAAAGTTCCTGTTAAGAAAGAGGAAAATACCAATACAAAATTAATTGAAAAGAATGATAAAACATTAGACTTGAACAAAAAATCAGAAAGAGAAAGGATTATTTCTGAAAATAAAAAAGATAAAATACCTGAAACTACAATAACCGCATTGAATAATGCTATGGAAATGAATGAAAGAAATCCGGATATTGCTAGAAGAGAGTTAACAGTGCTTTTGCCGAGCAAAACGTATATAGGATTAAATCCCTTTACCGGCAGAAAAATATACATATATGATAAAGACTTCTCTTATTTTATAAAAAAACATGTAACTGATGGTTCTCTTGATATACAGGACCTCATGACAGTAAATACCATACTAGATTATGATATGGCATTTATAGCAGAAGATGGTGAGAGTTATTCATTTGTGAAACAAGCAGAGCGAAAAAACGGAGCTTATGATATTGTTCTTAAATATATTAATGATGAAGAGGAAATTTTTCATTTCAACTATAAGGGTAAAAAATCTGCAGCTAAGAACATAAAAAGACTTAAAAAGAAAATGAGTTTATTGGATGTGAGAAATAAAAATATATTGACTTATTTAGATTTAAATGATTTAATATCAGTAGAAAAGGATAACTGATGTAGAAAAATCGGTCTCGTCTAACACGCCGTATATCTGATTAGATATATGCCGGATGAGGGATGCCCATTCTTAGAAATGGTTCGACCGCCCCTCCAGTTATCCCTTTTAATTGATTATCATTACGCAAATCGACTAAAAGAATAGTCGTTTTTTTATTTTATACAATCTCAAGGAAGGAGAACAACATGGCAAGGGATGATTATCATGTAATTGTTTATCAGATTCTATCCTACCTGTATATGCAGCTCAAGCAAGGGAAGGATATTGATGCATCACTCATAAGACATGACAGTAAATATCTGCAGATCAACAGAAAGTACTGGACTTATGTCATTGTGAATCTGTTGAATGATGGATATATCAGTGGGATAGTAATTGACCAGGATATAGATGAAAACATAGATATATACAACCTTGATAAATGTGAGATTACACCAAAAGGCATAGAATACCTTACTGATAATTCAACTATTGAAAAAGCCAAGCGATTTATGAAAGACTTGAAAGACATAATACCGTTTGTATAAGCCGACTATCTAGTCGGTTTTTATTTTGCCCAATTTCAAGAAAGGAGAACCATATGGCTGAAGGATTGAAACCACATCATCACCAGTACTTTGAATATGACTGTAAAAATCATTTTGACAGCCGTAGGCACGTCATTGTCAAGAAGGTGACATATATGTGCATGATATGCGGAAAACTCTCACACGAGACATATGAAGAGTACTGTCCGCCTCCCAAGGAAAGAAAACCTAAAGCATTGATGAAATACAGAAGCAGACAGAAGAGCGGTTGATGTTCTTCTTTTTTTCTGTTTGTCCATAACGTGCATATGACATTAAAAGGTGCATGGATATAACAGTCATACGGACTATAAACGGAGGAATTAAGTTATGGAATATATTAAGAATATGATGCCTTTGAACCTTCAGCTTTTTGCGGAAGAAGGGGAAGAGGGGGAAGATGATACAGGCGATGAAGGGAATCCTGATAATGCGCAGTCAGGTGAATCGGAAGATGATAAAGCCAAAGTAACAACCCTCACAGAAGACGATGTGGACAGAATCGTCCAGAAGAGACTTGCCCGTGCAAGAAAGAAGTGGGATAAGGATCATACGGAAGCCGAAAGGCTTCAAAAGATGACAGATGATGAAAAGAAGCAGTATGAGGAAGACAAGAGAAAAGAAGAACTTGACAATAGAGAAGCAGCAATTACTCGTAGAGAACTGACTGCAGTTGCCAAGGAACAGCTTAATGCTGCAGGAGTTCCAGCAGACATGGCTGACTTTATTGACTACACTGATGCTGATTCCGTAAATGAATCTGTCAAGAGACTCTCTAAAGCATTCAAGGGAGCAGTTCAGCAGTCTGTTGATGACCGATTAAAAGGGAAAGCACCTTTAGACAAGGCAAAAAACAATGTATTGACTGCTGAAGAAGAGAATGCAAGAAAGGCATTCGCAAATGCACTTAAATTTTAGAAAAGAGGTATAGAACATGGCAATTAACACATTACAGTATTCAACTATTTTTCAGACTGAACTAGATAAACAGATGGAGCATCTCACTCTTACATCATGGATGGATGCCAATGCCGGACAGATTAAGTATGACGGTGGTGCAGAGGTAAAAATCCCTAAGATGTCATTAGTGGGCTTAGGAGACTATAACAGAGATGAAGGATATAAACAGGGTGCTGTTACTCTTGAATATGAAACATTCAAAATGACACAGGACCGTGGAAGAAAGTTCCTTCTTGATGCAATGGATGTAAATGAAACTAACTTTGTGGCATCTGCTGGCACTGTCATGGGAGAATTCCAGCGTTTACATGTTGCCCCTGAAGTAGATGCTTACCGTATTTCTAAGGTTGTTTCTGATGTTACAGCAAAGAAATCAGCCAACATCCTAACAACTGCATTGACTGAACAGAATATTCTTTCTGAATTAGAAAAGGCAGCGGATACTATCCGTGATAAAGGATATCAGGGTGATATCATCTGCCATATTACATATGATACTTTAAGATTATTAAAGGAAAAGATGGTAAACAGCAACCTTACATCAGGTAAATTAACTATTGGAAATATCACATTAGACATCTATAAGCTAGATGAAATCACATTCATTCCTACACCAAAGAACAGAATGTATTCAGCTATCAAGGTTGATGCTGGAGCAACAAAAGACGCAGGTGGATATACAAAGGGTGAAACTGCTAAGAATGTAAACTTCTTAATGGCGCCAATCAATAGTGTTATCGGTGTTACTAAGCAGGACAAGACAAGAGTATTTGACCCTGATACTAACCAGGATGCAAATGCTTGGCAGATTGACTATAGAAGATATCATGACTGCTGGGAAAAGGACAACATGCTTGACCTAATCATTGCTAACGTCTCAGCTGATGCATAATGATCATTGTAAAAAGAATCAACGTTGAAAGAGTCATCCATGAGGATGACCTTCAGCGTTATACTGAACAGGGATATCGTGTCATTGAAGACAAGAAGAATGATGAAGATACTCCTGTAGAAAATGCAGAAGTGACAGATCTCAACGATATGACTGTTGACCAGTTAAAGACTATTGCAAAGGAAAAGGGCGTTAGCGGATATTCTAGTCTTGTTAAAAAGGAATTGGTCGCAGTTCTCACTAAGATGCAGGAGGAGTAATCTATGGATCTAGTTGAGATTGTTGCTGAAAGAACAGGAACGAGTCAGGGGCGTGCAAAAATCTATGTTGAAATGGCAAAACAGCGTGCTCTTGCACATACAAACCGCACTGTATATATCACTGCAATGGATTTCTGTGTGGCTGATCTAGCATGTGCCATGTACTTCAGAGAGGGCATGGTGGGAGAATCATCACACTCAGAAGGTGGCATAACATCTACTTTTCAGTCTTCCACTTTTGAAGATATTCTCTCAACTCTCAACAACTTGAGACTGATTCGTGCAGGAGGAATCGTTCACGAAAAGAAGCCTGAGGGGAACAAATGAGACTTTCAGCGCTTAAGAACTATCCTGTATATGAGCCTGTCATCGAAAAGGACGGCGAAGGTGTCACTACTGAAAAGTGGATCAAGAGAAAATCAATGCTTCTTGAGATATGGCCTGCATCCGGTAAGTTACAGGCTGAAATGTATGGGGAGAGACTGAACTACATTCTTAATATGATTCTTCCTAAGAATTTGGATGATGATTTCAGACCCACTGAAAAGTGGGGAGTGAATGTCTATAATCAGTCAATTGATGAACCGGATTACAGAATCATCAGCATGAAGGAATATAACAGGCACTACCTCTTTGAATTGGAGAAGATTATTAAATGAGTCTCAATGGTGCTAATGAATTATTTAGAACGCTTCGCGCTATAGATGCAGTACTTGAGAATCCTGAACAGGTTCTTGGAAAGGCTGCGGAAACTATAAGAAGTGGGTGCGTGCTTGAATGTCCTGTTAATGATGGTGCATTAAGAAACTCAATCAAGACACGTGTTGAAGGCGACAAGGGATATGTTTATACAAATAAGGCATATGCTCAATATGTCGAATTCGGAACAGGTCGAAAAGGTGCTGCAGACCATTCTGGAATATCTCCATACGCAAATCCATCTTACACTATGGAGCCTTGGTGGATTCCGGAAGATAAGCTATCAGACAGCGCGATAAAACATTACCATTGGGTAGTCATTGAGGTTGATGGTAAGAGATATTACAAGTCGGACGGACAGGCTGCACAGCCATTCATGTATCAGGGAGCAAAAAAGACTGAAAAGAAAGCAGTAAAAGAGGCTGGTATTGTAATCAGCCAGTTAATCGAAAAGGATTAGGAACTTATGATCAACATTAAAGATAAAGTATATAAGGCTCTAACAGATGAAGGCCTTGAAGTCACTGATATCTATCCTAAGGATTGGGCTAATCTTCCAGCGGTTCAGTACGTTGAGGAAGATAATAGCGTATCGGAATGGACGGATGATAAGGAGCAGATATCACATGTCCTTTACAGAATCGAAATCTGGGATACTAAGAGTACGTCAGGTACAGCCTTGAGAGTTGATAAGGCATTATCAGCTATGGGGCTCAAGAGAGTATCATGCAGAGATATTGATGATGCATCAGGACTAAGACACAAAAAAATGAGTTATGAAGCATATTATGATAGTGAATACATCTATCATGGTATGTAACTGATAAGGAGGAATTTTATAATGCTAGCAAATGGCGCTAAATTATCATATGACAAGACAAACAAGGGAACTTCTTTTACTGACCTTCCAGGGTTGAAGAAGATTCCTGACATGGGTATTGAAAAAGAAAAAGTTGAAAACTCTTCACTTGATGATGCAGTTAAGGTCTATGAGTTTGGTATCGGAGACCCTGGAGACCTTGAATATACATTCAAGTATGACAACAGTAAAGAAACATCTTCGTACAGATTAATGAGAGAACTAGAAAAATCAGGAGCTACCGCAATGTTCAAGGAAACATTGAAGGACGGCACTGCAACTACATTCTCAGGACAGGTTACTGTTAAGAGAGCGGGTGGTGGTGTTAATGATGCTATTGAATTCACAATTTCAATCGCATTACAATCTGAACTCACTGTTACTGATCCAGTAGCAGCATAGAAAGGAAGATATAGATAAATGGAAGTAAAAGCAAAAAGAAAACCCTTCATCATTTGGAAGATTGGGGAAGAAGAATATAAATTGAAACTAACAACAGGAGAAATCTCAAGACTAGAACAGATGTATGGTGGAAGTCTTATCAACCTTCTTAATACAGAAACAGGCATGACACCATTATGTACTATGCTAGACATCACACACGGTGGTCTTCAGAAGTTCAACAGCAACATCGACAGAAGCGATGTGAATGATATGTTCGATAGATACATCGATGAAGGTGGCTCACAGACAGAGTTCCTTAGTGATGTTCTTATTCCATTGTTTCAGGTATCGGGTTTTTTCTCTGGGGCTCTCGAAACGAAAATGGAAAAGGAAATGGCGGAAGCCAAGAAGAATCTCTAGAAGATATCCTGATTACAGATTACATATACAAGGCGGTCTATGATCCAGCGCTTGATGCTGGAGTAGACCCCTTTTCATTTTGGAATTATTCGTTAGATGAGCTATACGATATTATTTCAGCGCATGAAAGAAAGAAAAAAGAAATGGTGCGACAGGAAGCGATATCTCTTCAGATACAGGCCTTTCAGATAAGGGATTGTATCGCCACTGTCCTTAATGGCAAGGATGATTCATTCACTCCTACACAATTGTGGGACTTCTATCCTTCACTTTTTGAAGAGGATAGGAAAGAGTTTGAAAAAGAGAAGGAAAGAAAAGAGGTCGCAAGCGCTAGATCTTCTCGTATTGCCTTCAGTAGAAGACATAATGAAGCACTAAGAAAAAGAAAGGCGGTGATGCAGAATGACGGTAGAGGAACTGCAGATAGTAATATCTGCACAGACGAAATCAGCGAAATCAGAACTGAACAGCGTGAAGAATGAAGTCACCGGCCTAAAGAATCATGTTGATAAGGTTACAGGTTCAATTGGCAATTCATTTAAGAGTATTCGCAATATTGTGGCGGGTCTTGGTATTGCTTCTCTGATTAAATCAACGATATTAGGTAATATTGATGCTGCAATCAAGAGAGTTGATACTCTTAGCAATTATAGCCGTGTGATGTCGAATCTAGGCGTTGGCAGTGTTCAAGCGAATGCATCGATACAGAAACTAAGCAATAAGCTTATTGGACTTCCAACAACCCTAGACGATGCATCAGGCGCAGTACAGAGATTTACATCAGTGAACAGTAACATCTCTAGATCAACAGATATGTTCCTTGCACTAAATAATGCTATTCTAGCCGGCGGTGCAAGTTCCGAGATACAGAAATCAGCCTTAGAACAGTTGTCACAGTCATATGCTAAGGGTAAACCCGATATGTTTGAATGGCGTTCAGCGATGACTGCAATGCCTGCACAGATGAAACAGGTGGCTGAGGCCATGGGCTTTGTCAATGCTTCAGCACTAGGTGAGGCTTTAAGAAACGGAACGGTATCAATGGACCAGTTCATGGATACAATTATGAAGTTAAATACACAGGGCATTAACGGCTATCAGTCATTCGAGGAACAGGCAAGAAATGCAACAGGTGGAATTGCTACATCAATCGCTAATATGAGAACAGCTATTGTTAGATGTATGTCAGATGTAATGAACACAATTGGACAGTCTAATATTGCTGGATTCTTTACCAATATTGCAAAGGCAATTAATTCCTGCGTCCCATATGTTGTTGCATTCACTAAAGTTGTTATGGTTGCCGTTGGGTATCTGACGGCACTGTTTGGCGGCAAGTCAAAGAAGTTGAGTTCTTCTTTTGGCGGAGTGTCAAACAATGCTAAGAAGGCAGCAGGAAACACAGGGGCTCTTGCAAAGAAAATGAACGATGCTTCCGACAGTTCACAGAAGCTTTCTAAAGGCGCAAGTGGAACAGGAAGCGGATTAAAAAAGGCAGCAGGTAATGCTTCCAAGCTCAAGAAGGAATTGAAAGGAGCTCTTGCTGGGTTCGATGCAATCAATAACATCAATTCAAGCAATGGTTCAAGTGATCCGTCTTCAGGTGACTCAGGTGGCTCAGGCGGTGCTGGTGGTTCCGGTGGTGATATCGGCGGATTCAGCATGGATGACAGTGGTGCAAAAGAACAGAAAGGACTTCTTGAAGAAGTAGACAAGCAGTTAGAAGAAATCAAGAAGAAGGTTGCAGAATTCTTCCAGCCATTAAAGCAGTCATGGGATAAGTTTGGTGCGCCAATGATTGCAGCTGCAGTATATGCATTTAATGGTGTCAAGAATCTTCTTATGGAAATTGGCAAGTCAATGTATACAGTGTGGGAAAACGGCACAGGCGCAAAGACTGTCGAACTGATATTGAAGATATTTACTAACATCTTCAAGATAATTGGCAACATCTCCCAAGGACTGGCCGATGCATGGAATACTTTCGGTCTAGGTGATTTAATCATCCAGCGTTTATGGAATATCTTTAACTCTATATTGAAGATCATCAATGAGATTCTGAAAATAGTTAGAGATATTACTAAAGCGATTAACTGGACTGCTGTATTAGTTGCAGTGTATGGGGTTCTTAGTATCATTGATGGGTTATTCTCTTTCATAGCAGATAATGTAGGTCTTATTCTTAGCATTCTTTCAGCTATTGCTGGATTATCATTGTTTTCTACTCTTGCTGGTATTCTTGGCACTGTTATCACACAGATCCAGCTTGCAGTGGGAGTCTTTTCAGGATGGGCATCACTTGCAACTGCATTGAGCGGTGCGTTCGGAATTCTTCCACAGATCTTCGCATCTATTGTAATGGCGGTGAATCCTGTAAATGTCATCATTGGGGCAGTCATTGCTACAGTGGTAGACTTATGGCAGAAAAGCAAGAGCTTCAGAGATGACATAGTAAGCATTCTAGGAAATATCGCTACTATTGTTCAGAAGGTATTTCTAAATATTGTGGCACCTATCATTGATACAGTTGGGGGAATCATTAAAGATTTTGTGGATAGTGTTCTCAAACCGTTGTGGAGTGCATGGGAGAATGTATTCCAGAGCATAATGGGGTTGGTAAGTGATTTCTTAAAGTTCGTCACACCAATCTTCAGCACAATTCTTGATATTCTAGGACCTGTATTTAAATTAGCCTTAACGATATTAAGAGGTGTATTTGATATGGTATTTGCTGCAATCAGAGGAATTATTGAACTCGCAGGCAAAACGATCTGTGAAAGAGTCAACAATATCAGAGATTTTTTCCGTAATCTAGGTGAATGGATGGAAGGAACTTTCGGTTTCAAATGGAAGAATGTGTTTGAAACGGTTAAGAATGTCGTCAAGGTGTTCAGAGACTTCATGGGTCCTATCATTAATTCATTGGAAGTTATTTTCATGGGTCTAGCTAACTTCATCGGTGGCGTGTTCTCAGGTAATTGGAGAAGAGCGTGGTTTGGTGTCAGACAGATATTTGAGAGTATTGTTTCCGGATTAGGAAGCATCTTCAAGGCTCCATTGAATTTCATGATTGATGGAATCAACAAATTCTTAAGTGGTATCGGCAAGATAAAGATTCCTGACTGGGTTCCTGGTGTCGGTGGAAAAGGATTCTCAATCCCTAGGATTCCTAGACTAGCAAAAGGTGGTATCGTAAGTGCATCCACTATTGCCAATATTGGTGAAGCAGGAACAGAAGCAGTAATACCATTACAGAGAAACACACAGGGACTTGATATGATTGCTGAAAAGATTTCAGAAAGATTATCACTTTCTCAGAATGACGGCACAGGCGCTACCTACGTCATTAAATTGGTACTTGATGATGGCAGAGTAATCACTAAGATGGTGATTGATAATATCAAGGACTATGAAGCACGTACAGGAAAGCCTGTATTTGACTATTAGGAGGTGGAATAAATGGCAGATGAAGCGAAAATCAAGATAAACGGAACACTTATTCCGACTCCTTCAGAGATCAGCGTAGAAATCAATGATTTAGATTCGGATAGTGTCAGACCTGTCTCAACAGGCATCTTAAGAAGAAATAGAATACGTTCTAACATGCTTAAGATTACATGTACATATAAGTTGAATACATTCACAGATGTAATGAATATTCTGAAGGTACTCACTCCGGCAGAGTTCACGGCAGAACTCTACATTCCTGATCATGGTATCAGAGGAACCAAGAAGATGTATGCTTCAAATAAGAAGTACAATTATAAGAGAGTGCAGTCTGGTCTAAAGGCAGATTCATTCTCTTTCTCTCTGATTGAGGTGTGATTATATGCTTATAAAATATGGAGAGACAAATGTAACGGACAGACTTCTTGATTATAAGATGTCTGTCTCTTTTGCTGACTGCCGTATGATAGGCAACGTGCCATCAATTGAACTGACAATGAAGTTCGATAACTATGATGGCATTCTTGACAACATCGACATCAGCAAGTATTGGGAAGTCAAGGAGAATGATGCATCTGATACAAGATACTTCAAGGTGTATGATCAGCCGGAGAAGTACACCAAGGAACTTACTCTCAAGATGTATGACAACAACTATTTTCTTGACAAGGCATACGATACTAAACTGTCTTATCCTGTCACTATAAAAGACCAGCTAGACGAGATTGAAAGTCTGACTGGTCTTTCTATTATTCGTGAAGGAATACCGCAGTACGTTCTTGATAAGAGCGTATCATGGTACGATAACACGATTGTGATAAGAAACTATCTTGGGTGGATTGCTGAACTGTTTGCAGCGAATGTCTATGCAGAGGGGATTGATTCTATTAGGTTTGTTCCTATTGAAAAGACTGCCTTTGCTGCTACACAGGATTTAACGGACTATGAAAAAAATGAAGTGTATACACTTACAAGAGTATATGCTGAAAATGGTCTCAATCCTCTTTCTAAAGGTGATGAGACAGGAAATACGCTATTTATTGATTCAGCTAATCTATATGCAGATGAACAGGTCATCATAGACAACATCTACGACAGACTTAAGGGATTGACTTTTAATCAGGTAAAGAATGTCACGATGATATCAATTGATAACCTTCTTCCTGGTGCTCTAGTCAATTATAACAGTAATGAATTCACTTTCTTTGTATCGGATCTAGCTGTCAGTTACAAGGGTGGACAGTTCTCAATGTCTACAGTTGATGGCAGTGTGACAACAAAGAACGAAGAAAAGACAGTGAAACGTGTATCTAATACAACACGAATCAGAAAACTGCAGGTCCAGCAGGACCAGGAATCATTGAAACTAGATATAATCGCAAAGGAACAGGAAGGCATCAATGACAAGATGGCGCAATTAAGCCTGTCTAATGAGAAGATATCGCTAAGGGTTACAGAAGTTGAAGAAAAGGCTGGAGAAGCAATCAAACAGGCACAGGGTTCAGTTAAGAAGTTTGTTTGCGAGTATGCTAGTTCAACAGATGGAGTTACACCTCCCGAAACAGGGTGGTCAGAGACTGCACCGACATGGCGTCCTGGATTCTATATATGGCAGAGAACAGCCACGACGATCAATAACACTGTCACATACAGTACACCAGTATGTATCACAGGTGCTAAAGGTGAGGATTCTATATTGTTATGTATAGAATCATCAAATGGCACGACATTCAAGAACAGTGATGTGGCAACTATATTTACAGTGAGCGTATATGTGGGTGGAGTTGTGATTGATAACTCTTCTAAGTTGAGAGAAACATTCGGAGATGGTGCATATCTCCAATGGCTCATAAAAAGGCATGGTGAGACAGAATTCAGTAAGATCCCGTTAGATGATTCGAGATTGAATGATAACGGGTTCATGTTTACTATTTCAGCAAAAGACATTAAATTCAAGGCAGTATTCAACTGCGAATTAAACATTTAGGAGGAA